ACTCTCTAAGAGCTTTTTATACGATTAAAATGTTGCTTTTGAGCATTGGTATTTTATTTTTTCATCTTAGATTCTATGGGGACAACCCAATAGCTTTGATGCTTAATGGCAACTATAGAATATCTTTTGGCCTAATAGCACTAAGTATGACAGTATTAGGTGTGTTGAATATCTTATTCAAGAAGTATATGGCAGGTTTAGCTTTCGCTCTTGGCAACCTAATGATATTTAGTATGCTGTCTGTTGACGCTTTATCGCACGGAGTATGGACAATCGCCGCTATATCGTATTTTATGGATATGCTTGCGAATGCGTGGCTGTATTTCAAATTACGTTTTGACAATATTAATTTAAATCTAAAATATTAACGCTTGACGTTCGGATAAAAAATAGTACAGTCGAGAAAATGAAACGCCGCCTAGGAAAAACTGCCGCTGTAATCCTCACCCGAGGAGGTCTATTTTGTTTGTCTCAGCGCACGAATACTGAAATGTTTAGTGGTTATTGGCAGTATCCCGGTGGTCGCGAGGATTCTCCAGAGGAAACGCATCTGCAAATTGCTTTGCGAGAATTGAAAGAAGAGACTGGTCTTACGCCGCATCCCGCTCGCCTTAATGAACTTGGCAATAACATCTACGATACGGATTGCGAGAGTTGTGTTTTGTTTCATTTAGAATTACATCCCGGCGAGGAGCCTCAGTGGATTGAAAAGCACAAACATAATTCGTGGCGCTGGTTTCCGTTTGGGATGATTAAGGGGTTACAGTTGATTGAAGGTACGTACGCTTTTGTCGAAAAAGTTTACCTTGACAAAAATAAAAATACCTGTAAAACTTGCAGAAGTTAATGCTTCGTTCGTATAATCGGTAATACACGAGTCTCTAAAACTCAGAATTAGGATTCGAATTCCTAACGAAGCACCAATATGGCGTGGAAATTATCAAAGCGACAAATCAGAGAAAGATTTCGTAAACACGTTTACGAACGTGATGGACACAAATGTAAAATTTGTATGGTGCCTATTACTGAATGCCAAAATTTGGAAGTTCACCATATTACAGACCGAAATGAAATATTTGGAGGAGGTTACGTTAAGGAAAACGGGATAACACTTTGTCCAAAACACCATGATAAAGCTGAGGATTTTCATCGTAACAAGCCGGTAGATGAAGGATTTTACCCTAATGACCTGTATGCTTTAATAGGTTCTACTCGTGCCAAAGCTGAGGAAGCGGCTAGAAAAGAACTTGATGAATAGCTACGCTAAACCAATCTCCAACATCCTCTTGAACGATTTTAAGGGAGCGATGAAGAAACGCAAACTGACCATAGAAAATTGTGGCGTCGAGCCTGAATTGCTAGGTTTTCTGGTAAAAGGAATGGTCGATAAAACGTTTGACCGCAAGTGGATGCTGAAATTTCTCAATAGCGAATTGGACAGAACGGTGCAGAGGATTGAAGATGGTGAGCCAGCGTTCGAAAAGCCTATGACGATGGATGAATTAAAAAATCTGTTGACAAATTTAGAAACCATTGTAAAGTAGTGATAGTTCTTTTAAATCAGTAAGCGACTCTACGCGCATTGCAGTTACCAGTTGTCCGTACGAAACTGAGAGCCCTGTAAGGTGAGAAAGTTCGCGTAACCAGACGAGACGATAGGAGAGCATAAATGCAAACGGGCCGAAATCAGTCATTAACAAAGCTGACGTAGAGGTTGCTGTAATACGTTACAGTGGATAAACCGGGATGCTCGCTAATACTACAAGTTAGGTTCAACTCAAACAGATTCAATAGTAATCGTCCTAAATGCGAATCGGGTTGAGGCGGCAGTGTTGGCAAACTGCGGGCTTCGAAAGAAGTTCAGTCAAATGTAGGGATAAAGCAGGAACGCGGCTACGGCTGCTGATTTAAAAGAACTAACACCTTATGAGTTTAAAAACCATCGCATTACCTAGATACGTACTTGAAGACCCTGCGTTCAGCAGCGTTATTTCAGATACGTCTGCAATTATTTCTTGTTATGCTTGGTTCGATGGGCTTCCTTTGAAGCTCGAACATCTCAATATTGAATATCGTAAAATTCCTTTTCTACGTTGTATGTTTATGGAGGAAGAGAAGAGTTTTACATATCCAGATGAGGAACTCTATGGAGCGGTACGCGGAAAGACTGTGAAAGCAATTAGTGATGCGGACGCTGATGAAATTATCAGTTTCGTTGATAATTGTATAGCGATTGGCGTTGATAGGTTTGTCGTTCACTGTAGCGCAGGCGTTTCTCGCAGCCCCTCTATCGCTTTAGCTTTGCACGAAATATACGGAGCGAAGCTGCCTAAAGACTTTTACGAAACAGGTCTGCCGAAGCCTCATATCGTCGCCGCTCTGAAAGCATCATACGGGAGGAAACATGGTCAGATTTGTTAACGGAGATATGTTCGAACACCAACATGATTGCTATGTTAATACAATTAATTGTGTTGGCGCGATGGGCGCGGGTATTGCTTTAGAATTTAAGAACAGGCATCCACAAATGTACAAAGAGTACAAAAGGCTTTGTAACGAAGGAGAAATAGCGGTTGGTGACTGTTGGATTTACAAAGAGGGCGAATATTACCTAGCAAATTTAGCTGTAAAAAACAATTTTCGCCATCGGATTCGTTTGCCGTGGGCTAAGATTTCCATACGGAATCTGATAAATTCTATAACGGATGGTCGGCTACCTGTTCATAGCGTGGCACTTCCACGTATCGGCTCTAAGAATGGAGGGAGAGGAGCGGAGTTTACGCAGTGGGGTGATTACTGGCCCGCTGATTCGGAAGCTGGATACAAAGAACTTTTGCAACCGTTTTTGCTTGCAGAATTAAAAAAGTGTCCTAAAGTGGAATTCACAATATATCACAGATGAATAAGCTCAACAAACAGGTCCACATTTTCGGAGGCGGTACATTCTCATATGTTCGTACGCACCTTGCTCTGGCCGCACCAGCGTTCGGAAGCACGGCAAGGAGTATTGTCAACCTTTTTGAGTCAGAGGTCAAATACAGAAATTTGACCGCTGTTTTGCATTTAACCAAAATGGCAGATGCCAGTTCCAAGCTCGTGACAAATGATAACGTTGCGGAACGTGTGAAAGAAGTTATCGCCAATCCTCTCACGAAGATTGTTTTCTTTAACGTAGCTATGGTGGATTTCGAAGGAACTCTTGGGATAAGTAACAGCGGTAAATATGAACCTCGATTGGGTTCTGATAGCAATTATCTTATGGATTTGCGCCCCACCGCGAAGGTCGTAAATAGTATCCGTAAGACCCGCAAAGATATTTTCCTCGTATCTTTCAAGACCACCAGTGGTGCTAGTAGGGAAGAAATGTACCTAAAAGGGTTGAAGCTTCTTAAAACTTCTAGCTCTAACCTTGTGTTGGTCAACGACGTAAAAACATGCTGGAACATGGTCATTACCCCCGAGGAAGCAGCATACCATGAAACTCAAGACAGAGATGAAGTTTTGGCTGGCCTTGTTGAAATGGCGTGGCTCCGTAGCCACTTGACGTTTACACAGTCAACCGTTGTCGCTGGCGAAGCAGTGCCTTGGAATTCTCCAGAAGTACCTTCGTCACTTCGTAACGTAGTCGATTATTGTATCTCACGAAGGGCTTACAAGCCATTCAATAACTCTACGGTCGGACACTTCGCTGTCAAGGTAAACGATAATACATTCCTTACCAGTATCCGTAAGAGTAACTTTAATGATTTGGATAAGGTTGGCCTTGTAAAGGTCGTAACCGATGGTCCCGATACTGTTATTGCTTATGGCGCGAAGCCTTCTGTTGGTGGGCAGTCGCAACGCAGAGTATTTAGAGAGCATGAAGGTATGGATTGTATCGTACACTTCCATTCTCCGCTCAAGTCTGACGCTCCTGATGCAATTCCTATTCGCTCACAGCGCGAAGTGGAGTGCGGTAGCCACGAGTGCGGTAAGAATACCTCAAGCGGCTTGGCGCAGTTTGGTAACTTGAAAGCTGTCTATCTTGATAGGCACGGTCCTAACATCGTGTTCAATCGCGATATAGACCCGCAGGAGGTTATCAATTTCATCGACCGTAACTTCGAGTTGGAAAAGAAGACCGGAGGATACAACCTCATATGAAAATCCTATTAGTACGTCACGGCGAGTCCGAAGCTAACCAGAACAAACTGGTTCACACTACAACTGCGGACCATGCTATCGGTCTATCTTGTAAGGGAGAAGACCAAGCGTTTGAAGCGGGTCGGTTTCTTCGTGACTTCTTTATGATTAGGGGTAACTATGACCCGTACCATCCAAGAGATTTTATAAATAGCTATGACCATATTCGTATGTGGGTTAGCCCATATAAGCGAGCCCGTCAAACCGCCGAGCTAATACGTTCAAAATGTAGCCGTATTAATGATGTCCGCGAGAACATTCATCTGGTTGAGCAACAGTTTGGATTGTTCGATGGTATGTCTCACGAAGGTCAGCTTAGTGAAATCCAACATAAATACCCAAATGAGTACGCTCATTACAAAAAGCAGGAAGACTTCGAGGGTAGGTTTTGGGCGCGTATGCCATTGGGTGAGAGTCGCTTCGATGTAGCATTACGAGTCCATCAGTGTTTCGGCACGTTTCACCGTGACGCTAAGAAGCATGATATTAATACAATCGTGGTGGTCGCCCATGGTTTGAGTATTAGGGCATTTGTAATGCAATGGTTGCACCTATCTCCTGAATGGTTTGAAAAAGAACCAAATCCCAAGAATTGCAGCATCCGTCTGATTGAGGATGGAGAAGATAGGGGATACATATATAACCCATGAAAAGATTCTTCGTAGTAATTCATATTCAAGACGTTCTTCAAGTTATGAAGAATATACAAATTTCCGTTGATGCGAAAGCTGATGGTGTTTTTCTTATTCATCATACTCGTAAGTTTACGACGCTTTTAGAAATTGCGGAAGCGGTACACCAGAAATATCCCGACCTTTGGATAGGTATCAATATGCTCGACCTGCCGACAGGAAAAGCTTTCACTAAAGTTCCTGCATGGGTACAGGGTTTATGGTGCGACGATGGCGGAATTGAAGAGAACGAAGACGGAACATTCGATTCTCTACGAGCGGAATTATATGACCGTGTTCGTATCAACTCAGGATGGCGCGGAGAATATTTTGGAGGCTTCGCATTCAAGTACCAAAAGCCTGTTAAAAATCTATTACAGGGCGCAAATATAGCTGCGCATTTCATGGATGTCGTTACGACTAGTGGCGATGGAACAGGCATTGCTGCGGAGTTAGATAAGATTAAAAAAATTTACGAAGGTGCATTCTTACGCGCTCATATTGGAATCGCAAGTGGTATTACGCCTGACAATATTGAGCAGTACCTACCATGGGTTGATGATTTCTTAGTTGCGACAGGTATAAGTTCCGATTGTTTTAATCTGGACCCTTCGAAGGTTGCTTTACTTAGGAGTAAAATTCAATAATATGTTATCATACAATATTTTCTTAGATGATGAACGTCCCATGGACAAAACTACTTGGGTAACATTCCCCGAGGGTATGTGGGTGGTCGCACGCAATTTCGAAGATTTCGTAAGTACCATTGAAGCGATGGGCCTTCCTGAGTTTATTTCGTTTGACCATGACCTTGCTGACGAGCATTATCAAGAAGGCGCAAAGTCAAACTATACACAATTCAATTATGACAACATTACTGAAAAAACAGGAATGTGTTGCGCGAAGTGGCTTATAGAGTATTGTATAGACCATGATTTAGACCCTCCTAAGTGGCAATGCCACACGAAGAACCCATGCGGAGCAGACAATATTAATGGGTTGTTGAAGAATTATGCTGAATTCAGGAGCAAGAAATGAATAAAGACACAATCGAAATTAAACGTGCCGAGAAAATACCGCACGGATATTGGCTTTTAAGTGGTGCGCCAACAGATGGTTGTAATGATGTTTTAAATGCTATCGTAGAGTGGTCGCGAGACAAGAACGTGACTGTTTATCGTCATGTACTGCGTCATTCTTATGAGAGCTATGAAAAGTATAAGGGCGAAATATATGACCTAAATATTCCCGAAGTTCCGCCTGCAAAGATAGATTACTGCGACTTGGTATTCTATTGTGATATTTACTATCAGGAAAAATAAATCTACGTCTTATGATTAAAGCGACCCAAGAAGAGTACGATACCCTTTCCGAGAATGCTAAGATGGTACTAGCTATGTACTCTAATGACGACGGACAGTATATTGATATTTCGGACGCTTTCAAATTCGTTGGCCGCTGTATGGAAAATACTGGATTGGCAGCAGAGCGTGAAGACCAACCCGACCGCTTGTACGGTGTGCAAGAGGGTCTAATGGAGCTTGAGGATAAGGGGTGGGTCGAGCAGACGAACATGGACGAGTATACCATAAGAAAATCCCTTGACTTCCCTATAAAAACCTCTACAGTCGAGGGATGTTCAACGCAACCGGAAAACTCATCTACAACCCAACTCCTATGCGGGCTAATTTCAAGGCTCGCAAGGAAGTTTCGTGGGCGTGCAAGCTGACCGCGCCCGACTCGATAATTCAATATTATCAAGCTTGGGTGCGGCGTGAATTGCGTGTTAATTTGAACACCCCAATCTGGCAAGCTCACGTCACCGTATGCAAATACGAGCGCCCTAAGAACGAATCTGTTTGGCGAAAATATCAAGGGGAAGTGATTCCTTTTGAGTATGACCCGGAGATTCGTAGCAGCGATATTTATTTTTGGCTTGTGGTGAAATGCCCTCGTCTTGAAGAAATTCGCGTAGAGCTTGGCTTGCCTCCTCGTCCTCGTTGCCCATTCCATATTACTATTGGAAATCTCAAGAACGTTTCGCCAATCAAAACTAAACCCGTACCCTTCAAGGTCTTCCCTTGGGAGCAATAAAAGCTTGACTCCCGAGGAAAACATTGTATTTTCAAATTATGTTTAAATTCCTATTTTCAAAACCTGAACCCGAAGAGATTCGTATTCCTTTTGTTTCCATACCGGAATCCTTGGAAACGATGCGTAATAAGCTTGAATCGAAAAGGCTAAAACAACAAATTTTAATAGAGAAACACAATAGAAAAAAAGAAACTGAATTCGAGCCTCTTCATAAATTATTAAGGGAATTTCAATCTATTTATAGAGGCTCCGTGGCAGGTAAATCCCCATGCTATTCGTACGGACATGCAGAATTTAAAATATCATTTGGCTCAAAACTTGAATATACTTTTTCTAAAGGTATGCTTTTTGATGTTTATGAATATACTTACAGCAGCCGAGGGGGAGTATGCAGGCTTAGGTTGAATCAGCATTGTTATGCCGAAACCGCCGAAGAAATCATGCAAAATTTTATTGAAATGCTTGTACAAGTAGAAGATAAATAATGGGCATTAAAACTCTTTCATCTGATTCCTTAATGCTGATTCGTTATTGCGTTGATAACGAGAAAGCTAGGCTAACGCGTCTTCATTGGGATACTATTGGTTTTCTTCCTCCCGCCGATTATAAACCCGGAGCTAATGCAATCGAAACAATCATAAATATAGCACGCTATCAAACTAAAATAGACAACGCGATGAAAGAAGTATATCGTGTTTTCGAGGAACAGTTTACACCAGAAGAACACGCTCGCGTTAATAAGAGATATGAAAAAGACAACTCTGTGGGAAATACTCGTCCCCTGCGTAAGAAACGGAAAGCCTGTCAGGAAAAGGCACCATCAAGAATGGGACAAAGTGGTGCGAAAAATTTCCGGTGGCCTCACGCTTATGGGAGTCGCTCGCGGCCAGTGGATAAATCCAGAGAATAAAGAATTGGTCGCTGAACGTATGATTCCAGTAAGAATTGCATGTACCGAGGCTCAGATTAATAGAATCGTGGACTTCACGATTACTCATTATAATCAGGATATGGTGTTTGCGTACGAGATTGCACAAAAAGTAATCTTCCGCGCCAAGAAATAATTATGAAAATCCAGATAGTAGGCGACGGTTCATTTGGCAGCTTCTTAAAGCGGGAGCTTCCTAACTATGGATTCAATGTTGTAGATGATGCTGGTTCTGTTATCTTAGCGGTGCCTATTTCAGCTTATGATGAAGTGGGGCAGAAAAACTCTGGTAAGCATCTAGTTAATGTTTGCAGCGTTCAGAAACCAAGCACGGATATTCTTTTGAAGCACTCTGTTAATGTAACTTCTCTTCATCCATTATTTGGTGCGCGGACGCCCGCAGACAAAAGGTTTTCTTTATTAACATATAGTGTTAATAACGGTGATGATACATGGTTTGGGTCGGACGATGAAGAAGAATTTATAATGACGTTTCAATTATTTTCAAAGATTCTTGTCAACGACTGGTTAGGTAAACCGTGGACGCCAAAGAGCCACGATATTCATATGAAGCGAACGCATAAGGTCGCTGCTGATGCAGCTAAAATAGCGAAAGTCCTTATTGCAAACACCGACGATATTCCAGACGAGTATATACCTAATTCATTTAGATTGTTACGTGGCTTTGTAAAGACTCTTGATGACATGCCAACGGGGACAATGGAATCTATCATGGCTAACCCCTACATCTAAGTATGATATTTATTGCAGAAGTAAAAACTCTATCTCCCTACGGTTTCGAGTCTAAGAAGTCTTGGGACGAACTATTTGAAATCGCTAATGAATATGGCGACTGGATTTCTATTCATGTCGATAGTCGGTGGGGTGGAAGTACGCATCTTTTAAAGCAAGCTCGTAAACTTACTACGAAGCCAATCCTTGCGAAGGGCTATCATCTTACGGATACAAAATTAAAATCTAGCTTTGATGCGGGCGCAGATTATTGTTTAGTTGTTAATAGAATACCTCCGAAGGAATACGCTTCCAAATGTTTAATAGAGTTGAACGAAGAGGACTGTTTCGAAGAGTTTATAGGTCTTGACGATTCGTTAAAATGTGTTTGTAACCGTAGGCAACTATGGAATGGTATGATGATGGATTTCGGAAATTACGAGTTTCGATTTGACATTATGAAGGCTTTAGGCTTATGGACCTGCCAAGCAAGCAACATAAAAAACAAAATCGACGTATTCCCTAAAGCGGATGCAATTTTGGTAGGTGAACATCTGCCGACATTCGCGCCCAAGTTCAGACAAAAATAAAAACCCATTAGTATGCTTGTATAAGTGAAGATAAATAATGAACGCTAAAGAACTTTTAAGCCTAATAGGGTGGAAAAATCAATGTCCTATTTACATAAAAAGGGACATTAGCGCTTCTCAATGGGGAGGAATGGTAGGTGATAATATCTTGCCTATCCTTATTAAAAGAAATAAAAAAGCGGCGATGCTTCATTCTTTGCTGCACGAATGTTTTCACGTAATGATTGAAACTCGAAAACCCTATTTTTCGTTAAGCATCCTTCGAGAGTATCGCGTTGAAAAACAGGTAAGGGATTTTTGTAAAAAATACGGATTGATTCAGATTCTAAACGAATCCGATAAATGGGTAGAGCGTTTTTCAGGACGTTTTGATATGGTTGAAAATGAATTCTGGCGTCCGTATTGTTATGCGGCATGGAGATTTAGATAAAAAACCATTGACACAGAAAGAAAGGCCGCTAATATGGACACATAGAAACACAAAAATATGCAAGAATCCGTTCTCGATAAACCTATCGTCCTCTGCTTGAACAAAGCGTGGCAAGTGATTGGATACAAGTCTGTTAAGCAGGCTATCTGCGCTATGCATAGCACCGAAAACGGCGCTGATATGGCCGCACAAGCTGTTGACATCGAATATCCTCAGCTAGAAGATGATGTTTACACTTTTGAGCGCCCGCAGAATATGCGTGCGGTTTCTCTAAAGGAGTGGATGGAACTTCCTATTCGTCCCTTTGATAATGTTATCAAGTGTGCCCACGGAAAGGTGATTCGCGCTCCTACTGTTGTAGTCGCTGTAAACTGTACGCGTATGCCTAAGAAGCAGAAGCGTCTTTCAAATTCAGCAATTCACGAGCGAGACGGTCTTGTGTGTCAATACTCAGGAAAGAAGTTAACACGCGATACCGCTACCGTTGACCATATTATTCCTAGAGACGTATGGAAGCGCGAAGGTCGCGCTGGTTCGCCTGACGTTTGGACGAACATGGTTACGTGCGAAGCAGGAATCAACCACGATAAAGGCAACCGCCTCAATGAGGAAGTTGGATTGAAGTTAATTCGTCAACCCAAGGCTCCGATGCCCGTTCCAATCTCCGCGCTCATTACCGAGATTCGTCAGCAAGATTGGCGTTGGTTTATCGGCTAGCACGCAGAAAAAGGTGTCCTCTTTGGGGACGCCTTTTTTTGTTGACAGATTTATAAAAGTATATACACTCATAATCATGTCAGACATCATTCAAAATGCCGTTTACGTACCATCGCAACGCACCTATTACGTTTCTGCAAATCGTCACGATTTTGTTGCATTCACTGTAGGAAGCGAGGAACATTTTATCGACGGGGGAACTGATTATTTACGCGCTTCATTTCTTTTGCCGTATAATAAAATCGTTGATTATTCCTTAACATCCTCAAATACACTAAAAGAAATTCGCGAAAAGCTTTTGTGGGGAACGTACGGTAAAAGTGGTAATAAGCCGTTAAAATGGGTTCCTTTTCGTAATCTTTCTGTTGACCATTTAGCCGCAATTATTTGTCACAAAGGCGCTGCGCCAAATGCGATTCGTATGGATGCCGCTGAATATTGGTACGGAGTTAAAAAAATCTTCTTCATACCGTGACCGTTTATACGCAAAGAAGCACTTTAATGAAAAGTAACATGCAAAAAGCAATCATACAGTATTGGGAAGAGTCAGAAGAAGGGTGGGGTATGCGCCCTGATGGTGCAACGCTGCATAAATCTTTAGAAGATTGCCAAGCTTACATCAAGCACTATTGGACCGTTGTATTAAAACGTAATCGTGGTAAAGGTGTCCCTCACGAATATTCACGACCAGCAGGAATACCTTCTGAAATTATGATTCCTACAGCAATTTATAAAAAGATTGAGAGTAATGGTGTTCGTTTGGACGAAGACTTCTTTAAAGGTTATGAAGTTGAATCGTGTCAAGTGTTAAAGAAAATTGAAAATGGAAATTAATCCTGAAAAAGAATTGGCACGTATACGCCAACTCAGCCAAGCCCTTTATAAGGGGTTACTAGAGGGAGAAGTAAAGGATGACGGTACGCGTCTTACTGGTGAAATAATCACGTTACTCAGCAATAAGAACTTCTACCGCGACGAATATTTTAAACTACTGGAAGAATTAGAACAAGAGCGCGTTATAGCAAAAAACTCTGTAAGTCGCCAAGCTTGGGAAAGTGTACAAGCAGAAGTAGAGCGCTTGAGAATCGCTGCCGAAGAATATCGTTCGCTATGGCATGGTAAAATGAAGACTGAGTTGATGTATCATCCTGACATTGTGTGCGCTAAGTGTTTACATCGTATTTCATGGACGGAGGAAAAAGGATATACGTGTTTGAATCCTAATTGCGAACACAACTTCTAAAAATATGAATAAAACACAATCGCTCGAACAAGATATTAAACAAATCATTGATGGCAATATGAGGCGTAATCCTCAACTCCGCAGTCACATACTTGATGGCAGCGTATCGTTGGAAGAGTTCGCATTCGCTATGATTACTCAGTGGAAGGCGATGCACGCGATTTCATATCCGGCATAATATTTGTTGACACAACTCAAAATTCTGCTAAAACTACTCTCATGCCTATCATTGAAACAGTGCGCCTAATCATGGCAGATATTAGCTCCAATCACAATAAACATTGGACGGGGTTCTTGCATGATGATGGTTCCATTACGAGCGAGAATGGCAGGGTCGGCGTCACAACCGTTTCCAACACTTGTAGGGGAAGTGGCAAACATGACTTCGACAAGCTCGTGGCTTCAAAGCGTAAAAAGGGCTACACAGACCTTCGTACCGTTGCAACGAGCGGAGTACAAGTCGTCACTCCCGGCAAGCAAGATTTGCACCAACTAGCCTTGGAACAAATCCAAACCTCGTCCCCGCTTTTGACGAAGCTTATTAAGCGTCTGGTCGAAGCGAACGTCCATCAAATTACTAAAGCTACGCAGATTTCTTTCAATAGTTCGTCTGGTTTGTTTACGACTCCGTTAGGTGTTGTTACTTTGGATGGTATCACTGAGGCTCGTGATATTCTCGCTGACCTTACTGGCTATGTCCAGAAGCACGACTATGGCGCTGACTGCATTACGAAGGTAAGTAAATTTCTTAGTATCGTTCCTCAGAATATTGGTATGAAACGTTTGGAAGTTCGTACGTTCATTCCTGATATTCAATCTATTCAGAAGCAAAATGATATTTTAGACTCTTTGGAAGCGTCGTATCAAGCAATGCAAACTCCAGCCGCCAATGCTGCCGCTCCTAAGAGCGTGGCCGAAAAAGTTTTCTCGGTCAAGCTTGGCTTGCTGGAAGACCCTCGTGAGCGGGCGCGTATTGAGAAGAAGTATCGTGACACTCGTAAAGACCAACACGTTTGCAGTCATTTGCGCGTAAAGGAAATCTATTTGGTGCAGATTGAAAGCCAACAGAAAGCCTACGAAATCGGTCGCAAGGTTGGTACTGAAATGGAGCTATGGCACGGAACTAAACAAGCGAACCTTTTGAGTATTCTCAAGTCAGGTTTGAAAGTTTCTCCTCCTAGCACAGCGCGAATTGCTGGTAAAATGTTTGGAAATGGCGTTTACTTTGCGATTGATAGCACCAAGAGCCTTAACTATAGTTATGGCTATTGGGACGGCAAAACTGAAAAGAATTGTTTTATGTTCTTATGCCCTGTTTCGCTTGGTAAATATTACGTGCCAGCAGGTTCTTATGAGCACCTTCCGAAGAGTGGCTTCGATTCGACATGGGCGAAGTCTGGTAAGTCGGGGGTTCGTAATGATGAGATTATTGTTTATAACAACGACCGCTTCGACCTTAAATATCTTGTGGAGTTTGAATAAAAACTCTTGACTCTCCGAAAAATAAACTTAAACTGAAACTACATATGAAACAACTACCATTAGCAGCCGCCGTAGCCGTCACCGTACAGGCTTTCACCACCGCACAAAAAGAATTTTCCGCACATGATGTTACGCGGGAACTTCGTACCCTCGTAAATTCAGGGGAATTGGGAATTATTGACCTTTCCAGAGTGGATGTTGATGGTATTCCGAATACTTATCGTATCGACCACAATACTGTCCGGGGATACGTGCGAGCTTCTTTCGGCAGCGTTCCGAATTACGAGCGTGACAATTCTCGTGGCTACGCTCTGTATCGCCCGAAAACCGCTGATTCTTCCTACTCCGCGACTCCCGTTGCGACTCCCGTTGCGACTCCCGTTGCGACTCCCGTTGCGACTCCCGTTGCGACTCCCGTTGCGACTCCTGTTCCTACAACCTATACCGCACAGGTCAGCGCTCCTCCGTTTTGCACCGAAATTGCCAGCAAGGTAATAAGCTACGTTAACAATAAGCTTGCTGACGGTATCTGTCCGACTCTAAAGCAGATTCAGAGCCGTCTCAAGGGATACAGCATCACCTGTAAGGAAATTGCTGACATCCTTCCTACCGCATTATATAAGGTCGCTGTTAATAGCGATGTCTTTTCTCGGTCCACCGTAAGTCGGTAATGGCCGCAAAAACTTCATTGCAGTCCTTCGTTGGAGAATACTATGCAAACATACTTCTCCTCGACCCGAATCTAAATCCTCTAACTACCATTTCGTCCAGAAGGGCGAAATGGTATTTGGATAGGGGTTTGGCTAATTCGCTTGGTCCCGATGGAGTTTACAATGAGCGTATCCAATTGACATTCGAGCCGAAGAAAAATTCCTCGAATAAGTTTCTTCAAACAGTTCTTCCTACGCAATGTGTAATGTGTGCGACGAAGGAGAATCTTACCGTTCATCACGTAATACCTGTTGCGGTTAAGCGATTCTTCCCGAAGGAAGATAAAGACCATACACGCCAATGGTGTGTCCTATTGTGCGAGAAGCATCACTTAGAAGCCGAGAAAACCTGCCGCCCATTTTATGAGAAAGGTCTTCAAGCAGCAGTACGTGAGGCCCAAGTCAGGCACCACGATAAAAATAAACTACTTTTTAAATTAGCTAATGTTTTAAACGCTCAAAACCTTATTACTCAAGCAGTTATAGAGTCGTTGACATCAGAAGAGTTGGGATTATACGGAGCTTTTCTTCAATCTTTATCAACGCCTCCAGATTCCTTTAAGAGACTCAAGGAATTAATTATGGAATTGCGTGCAGCGCAAAAGAAATCCGTTAAGGCGGCAAAAGCTGAATGGGGCGCAAGGTATATTATAGAGAACGGTGGCGTTCAAGGCATTAAGGAAATTTATCGTGTAGCGTTCTTAAAGTTGAATCCTGAATTTTTACCAGAGGGATTTTTAGTAGATTCGGTCGAATTAATATGCACTCAATGACAAACCTAAATACATACGGAGTTATAGTCGGAAGATTTCAGGTACATCGCATGACAGCGGGGCACTTAGATTTGTTCAATAGGGTATTCGATAAACATCAGATGGTACTCGTCGTGCTTGGATGTTCTCCTAAGCGTCTCGCTCGTAAGAATGCATTGACATTTGAAATGCGGCGACAAATGATTCAGGAGGAATATCCTCATGCAGATTTGAGGGTTGTGCCGCTGATGGACGTTGGCAACGATGAAACTTGGAACCGCAATCTGGACAAAGCTATTCAAGAAGCTATTCCTGATGCGTATCAGAATAACACAATCCTATATGGCTCGCGGGATTCTTTTGTAAAGTCTTATAAAGGGGCATTTCATGCGGAGGCTTTGGAGTCACGCATTACTGAAACAGGCACCGAAATGCGTGAGCGCGTTCTGAATCGAAAGAATTTTAGCGATGACTTCCGTGCTGGACGTATCTCTGGTGCTTATGACCAATACCCTAAGACATGGGCGACTGTTGATACTGCAATTACGAACGATAATTTCGATATGCTGATGGTCCGCAAACCGGATTCAAAGGTATGGAGATTCTGTGGAGGGTTTTCAGAACCAGAATCTATCTGTTTCGAAGAAGATGCAATCCGTGAGGTTAAAGAAGAACTAGGAATAGAAATTTATGAACCGAAATATCTAGGAAGTTTTCTTATTGATGATTGGAGATATAGGGATGATACAGATAAAATCAAGACTCTATTCTTTCACGCTAAATACAAAAGCGGCACCGTGATAGCTCAAGACGATATAGCGGAAGCTAAATGGTTTAAGCCACATGAACTAACTATTGAAGATATAGCTCCTGAACATTTACCGTTGTTACGGAGATTCGGGACAGAATTTATGCTTTAAGGAATCTTTTTTAGCGCTCTTGTAGAACCCCTAATTTTCTCTGGAGATAAGGAAGTCCCAATTCGTCAGCACGCCGCTTGATTGCCTCGATGAACTGGCGATTTGTAATCGAAAAATGGGCTAGCCTATAAGTTTTCTTTTCGGGGTTCTGAGGAACAGATGTGGTTTTATTAGCTATCCAGCAGTGACGACATTTAAGAGATTTTGATAGGTATTGTTGTAGAAACTCTCCGAAGCTTTGAAAGTTTTCGAGCCACGCAGGATGGCCTACTATATATAAAGAAAAACTATTCCATTTTTTATTCTTATAAAGACTTCCATCCCCGTCGAAGAACCCAATGAATAGAGCAAACATTAAATCTGGATTTGATATTCCTGAAAGCGTACAGGGGTTGTGCGTTTTATTATTATGTATATTAAATTTTTCTCGAAGCGCTCTAACGATTGAGCCGTCAGTACATTTGAGGCGGTAGTAATTGTTGCCGACTTTGGAAAGCGTATTTGTGGACTTGACAAATTCTCTAAAGCGTTTAAGATGGTCTAAATCATCGCCTGATATAGCTAAAGAAATCCTGTTCTTCGTAAAACTTCCGTCTGCCATCAAAAATCCCAACCAATAATATGCCTCTACAGTTTCTTTCAAAAGTTCAGACATATCATTATACTTCTCAATCTCACGAGCGAGTTCAAGCTTTTGTGCCTTTTTCTGTATTGCGGACCATTTGCGATTTCGTAGGTTTGCAATTAGAAACCGTTTATCGGCTGTCGGATACAGCCGCGTTAGTAAACTTAGTTCGTCGTCCGTCCATTGATAGTATTTGCGTTGCATAAACAATTTTACACCGCAAAACGATTTTTGTCTGGACAAAGTTCAAAAAACCACTAAAAATAAGCGTATATGAAAAATATTCAGTTGCTCATTATTGACCCGCAGTTCGACTTCTGCGACCCTAAAGGTGCTCTCTACGTAGGAGGAGCCGAGAAAGACCTCGAACGTCTTGCGAAGCTAATCAGCCGTAACAAGGACCGTATTGACGATATTCGCGTCACTCTCGATTCTCACCAACCTGTCCACATCGCGCACCCTATTTGTTGGGTGGACGCAGCAGGTAAGCACCCTGACCCTTTCACCATGATTACCGTAGCGGACGTTACGGGCACCGCTCCTAAGTGGCGTGCATTCAATCCCGCTTGGCAGACTCGCCAAGTCGCATACGTTAACGCTCTCGCGGCAGGGCAGCGTTATGTTCTCGTTATTTGGCCCCCGCATTGCCTTATTGGTACGGACGGTCATCGTATCCACCCAATTCTCCAGCCCGCGCTTCGTGAGTGGCAGGACCAGTTCGCGATGGTGGATTATGTTACTAAAGGCAGTAATCCTTTTACAGAGCACTATTCGGTCGTCAAGGCTGATGTCATCGACCCCGAAGACCCCAGCACCGATTTGAACACGAGCTTTATTAATCGTCTTCAAACCGCTGATGAAATTTGGATTGCTGGTGAGGCGTTGAGTCACTGCGTTGCTAATTCTGTTCGCGACATCGCCGCAGAGTTTGGTGACGAGCACGTTAAGAAGTTCGTTCTTCTTGAGGACGCTTCGAGTCCCGTAGGCGACCTTCCGGGGAGCACTATGTTTGCTGATATGGCCGACTCGTTCGTTAAAGAGCTTGTCGCCAAGGGCATGCGCATTGCAAAAACCACGGATTTTTAATATGAGATTCTGGCCCGGTGATAAAGGATTAATAATTGAAGGCGATAGCCAAGCAGAATATTGTCAATTGAAAGTTCTAGCAGACGAACTTGAAAAATATTCTATACCGTTTGGAATGAACCCTACAGAATTTTCGGTTGAACCCGATTCCTTTGCGTCTCATATGATTCAATCAATTCACCTAAAATTAAAATGACACTATACGAAATCTTTTCGATGCCAAAGGGAATGCGTATTGCAAAAACCACGGACTTTTAATATGAATTACGAATACGGATACAATAAATTTGGTGTTCCATATCGCCGTAAGTCAATGCGTGCCCCACATTTTATCATAACTCCTTACGTAGTTATCAGGACAAAGGAACGTCTGCCATGGTGTTTCCGAAACCCGAAACCCGAAATACTAACTAACGAAAACTTCCAACCAATAAACTAAAAACATATGGCTAACAAAAATGAATGTACGCTCGGTACTATCGAGTGGAAGACCGATGCATTGGGAGAGTATTGGCGGGCAGAAGTTTTCAATAAGGAAACTGGCGACAGATATGGCTATGTTGGTACGTACTATAACCTTGGAGAAAATAAGCAACGAGCTTCTAAAGAAGAACAAGAAATGGAACTACGCAGTTGGGGATTCATCGAATAACTCTTGACGGAATATAAAAAACTAATAAACTAATACTATGCCTAAACTTCTAAATCAACCGGACACAATCGTTCAGCAAACTATCTCTAACTTCGGATTCTCTGCAAAGCGCCCCGAAGACCTAACCGGCAGCGAATATACAATCGTTGACATCAAAATCGACGCATCTTCTTCTGTTCAAGGATTCGAAGATGACCTTGAAAAAGCGGTTAAAACTGCTGTCGAAGCTCTCCAAAAGAGTCCTAATGTTGACCGCATCCTGCTTCGTGTTAGCACCTTCGCGAGCGACATCGTTGAAATCCATGGTTATATTCCATTGGCTGACGTTGACATTGCTAATTACAAGATTCATACTGGCGGTTGTACTGTTCTTTATGATATGGGATTGGAGAGTATCGAGTCCATTGGTCAATACGCGACCCAATTAGATAACATGGAATACCGTGTTAACGCGTTGGCAATTTGGATTACAGACGGAGACAACCAAGGTTCCCGTACTGGTACGCCCGCTAAAATCAAAAGCGCTATTACCGCTGTAAAGGTATCCGAAAAGCTTGAGTCCTTAAAGACAATTCTTATCGGGGTTGGAGATAACGCTCGCGTGCAGACATACCTTGACAATTTCAAGAATGAAGCTGCTCTTGACCAGTTCGTATGGATTGGTGATGCGACTCCTAATAGTCTGGCGAAGATGGGCGGTTTCATTAGCCGAAGTGTCTCTTCCAGTAGTCAAGCGCTTGGAACGGGTGGTTTGAGTAAGAATCTTTCTTTTTAATATTGTGAAACTCATTGTTAAAGCAACCCTTTATAACGACAATGGAGAAGTCCTTGTCGAGGATAGTGGATGTAAGGTGTTAGATGATGAACATTATATTACCGTTAAGTCTATACAAGACGCGACCGTGATTCGGGGAAATATTACTTCTGCGGTTCATAGCCTGATGTCGAAAGGAGAAAAATGATTCCTGAATCTTATTTATTTAAGTTGTGGAAGGGGACGCACTTCCACAGCGAGTTTGCCTTCGAAGAGTTCCGTAAGGCATACTACGCCAAAAAAATTAATACTGCGGTCAAGCCGGAAGAGATTTTGGAAGACTTAGAGACTGCTAAAAAGCTTCTTGAAAAAAGCGCAAATCCGTTTGATGATGCGTGTACTATCGTACGTGATAGTTACGAGAAAACGTTGTTTCTTACGTCAGAACTTGAGGCCGTTAAGGAAGACGCTCGCGCTCTTTTAGATACGATTCGTAAGGGCGGCTTCGACTGGAACGCTTCATTGCCTCGCAATACTCATTGGGAAGAAATGGGTCTTGCATGTCGGAAAATTTCTGATACTCTAAGGAAACTATGAGCGGACCAATTAAACCTTCCGAAGTCGTCTCTCTAAAAGAAAGAGTAACCCCTGAGCAGGTGTTCGAGGCTTTCAATGAGACTATTGCCAAGCATTGGACAGGTCATTCATCGCGTTTCGGACAGGACGAAATTATTGCAGCCATCGAATCAAAAATGGTGGAACAAAATATTCGTCGTCGTATTTTTGATGAACATTGGATGGATGTTGAGCCTATCTATCGGGCAGCAGGATGGGATGTAGAGTATAACAAGCCGGGATACAACGAGAGTTACGAAGCGAACTGGACTTTCGAGAAAAAGAAAGAATCGGGCGACGATTACAACAAATGAATACCGACTGTTACTTCGAACAGGGTCACAAGCACGAAATCTGCCAAGATTACAGTATAAGTGGCGAGACGGACAATATCGTGTATGCTGTAGTATCGGACGGATGTTCAGATTCTCCCAAGAGCGATGTAGGCGCTCGTATCGTAGCGGAAGCTTTTGTTAAAGCGACCGATTCAATAGTATCTGTTGGGGGTAAGCCTACGAACGATTTTATTGAAGAATTCACAATCAGTAAAATAAAAACCGTTGGGCGTGAGCTAGGCTTGTCGCTTAGGAGTTTGAACGCAACGTTGGTTGCTGCTGTATATTCAAAAAAAGAAGATATACTAAGGCTTCATATGTGGGGCGATGGACATATTTTTGTTAAGCGCGGTTACGCGACTAACCACTACAGCGTCAACTATCCAAGTGGCGCACCGTTCTATTTAGCGTATCGTATAGGAGACGGACGCGTTGATGAATACATAAAAGAATTCGGAACAAATCTTGGTATCGTTAGAAGCTATACTGAAATCCTTGCTGGTGAAAACGACGCTGGGGGAATAGCTGGCGGCGAATCTTTTGATGCGAAGGAGAGCTTCTATCAGGAATATTCGAACCCTGATATAGATTTTGTTCTTGTGTCTAGTGATGGATTAGATAGTTTTACTGTTGGAACCACGGATGCTCCTTTGAGCGTTGAGAAAGAATTTACAAGTTTTAAATCTTTGACTGGAGACTTTGTACAGCGCCGTATGATGCGGTTCCGCAAAGATACCAAAGCTAAAGGCAATACCCACTTTGACGACATTTCAGCAGCGGCAATCTCTTTTGTATAATGCCTAATTCCTACGTATCCAAATCCGAGGTAGAGAAACGACTTTGTATTCACTGCAAACATTGTGTCGTCTATTATACTTTGGGACGGGACCGTATAATGTGCGACCTAGTTAAGTCGAAGGTCGATGATTCGGAGGTATATCAAGCTTTTATAAATAGAAACAACCCTTTCGTATGCGGCGGTCGTAAATGGGAAATCAATCCCGATATTGTTGTTACTTCTTCTGATTTAGAGTCTTATAATTTATGCTCGGAAGACTGGATTGAAAGTTTTATGCCTCAAGCCCGAGATATAGTTAGTGGAAAAGTAAGTCCTCCTATGTTTAGTTGTGGAGGATTAGAAACAGCTATTAAACGAGCTATATTAGAAAAGGAATTTATAAAATATAATGACTAAATACTTTTCTATATATCGTGTTAGAGTACAATATGGACGAGGGGAAATGTTCTCTGTATTTTTAGTAGCTGCCAACTCTCCGATTAAAGCAAAAAGACTTGCGAGGATGGCAGCACCATTGCCAGCACCTATGGCATGTATTAAATGCGACTCTATTGCTGGAGTTATATCTGCACCAGAGGTTAAACACCCACGAGTAATTTGTACGCTATAAGCGCGAAGAATTTAAAACTCGAAGTTTATTTCTTAGAACACCGAACCGAGTGAAAATACTGATAAATAATCAAAAAATCGAATTACACCAGAACGACTACCTCGCTCAGGGCGGTGAAGCTCAGGTTTTTAAGAAGCATTTGACCGCCTATAAAATTTACCACGACCCATCTAAAATGATTCCTGTGGGTAAAATTCAGGAATTAAGCCAACTAAAATTACCTAATGTTCTTACGCCCTCAGATGTAATTTATGACATAAAAGGGCAACCAATAGGGTTCTCTATGCCCTTCGTTTCGAAAACAGAATACCTTTGTAGACTTTTTACGAAAGGGTTTAGAGATAAGAACGGTATATCTTCGCAAAATATTGCCGACCTAGTTAAACGGGCGCAAGATACATTGAAAACTATTCACTCTCAGAAGTTTTTAGTGGTAGATTATAACCCCTTCAATTTTTTGACCAACGCAACCTTTGATGAATATTATCATATTGATACGGATTCTTGGCAAACGCCATCTTACAAAGCTACAGCTATAATGGATTCGATTCGCGACCCTAAAGTATCTGGTAATAAGTTTACAGAATCAAGCGACTGGTATAGTTGGGCGATTGTAATGTTCGAGCTATACATGGGTACACACCCTTATAAAGGTCGCCATCCTGATTTCGGTCGTGATTGGCAAGCAATGATGGATGCGGGCGTAAGCGTGTTTAATAAGAAGTCCTCGCTGCCTCCTAACTGTCAGGACTGGTCCGTAATCCCAAAGGGACATTTAAAATGGTTCGAGAAGGTATTTGAGTATGGCGAACGTATTGCTCCACCTGACCCCGACCAAGTTGTTATTACTACTGGACCAGTACAAACAAAAATTATTGCGTCGAATGCAAAATTTGAATTAACCTTATTCCGCCAATATGGCGGGATTATTGGCGCGATTCGTGATATAGATGGTTCTATCTGCGCTTATTGCGCAACAGGAATCCATATTGGTTCTAAGAAAATAGCCTCATTAACGCCAGCGACAGGTTATACAGAGAAGCGTATTCAACACGATTTTATTCCCGTTCAAGGGGATTTGCCATACTCTTTGTCCTTTAATAGTTTGACTGGTAAGCTATCGTATATTAACTTTAAAGGCACCGAATCCGCTGTAATAAGTACAAATGGATACTTTATAGCTAACCGAAGACTTTATGTTGTTATTCATGGTAGCTTGGTTGAAATGACGTTTTCTAATCTCGGTGCTAAAGTTGTAG